TTGAAGAACTTAATATATTTCCTTTTTTTGTAGTTAATTTACTGAATATATTGTCTAGTTTGTCTAATGCATTTATATCATTTTTATATTCAGTCACACTGCCACCAGATAATCGTATTTTTGTAGTCATTTGCGATATACTTTTTAATATACTTAAAATATACTAAGAAAAAAATATTTGTATAAATTAATAATAAATAAAAAATGGAAACTTTTTTTTTAATGAAAAGTACTATACCTACAAAAAAATATACAGTTTTTTTTACAGATGATATCGGAAAAATAAAAAAAATATCATTTGGTGCTATAAAACCTGATGGAACACCTTATACTGATTATACTACAAATAAAAATCCAATGAAAAGAATAAAATATATTACATCACACTCAAAAATGGGTGAAGATTGGACTAAAAATGGGCGCTATACTCGCGGTTTCTGGTCTCGGTGGTTGCTTTGGGAACACCAAAATATAAAAGATGCAATAAAAGCATTAGAGAATCGTTTTAATATTAGGATTGTTTTAATGTAATTGTAAATAATTTATTTATATATTTTTTTTGTTTTTTACCTTCATATTTTTTATCAACAATTACTTCATATTCATTAAATCTATAAATAACTTGCTCAAATATATATTTTATATCTGGAGTAAGTTTTTTTAATAACTTTGAAACTTTCATAATCATTATTAGAGTGTCTCTGTGGTCGTGTAGGTAGTTTTTATTAACTGTTACAGAGTATATATTCATTTTATATTATATATTAAAAAGATAAAAATTTAATTAGAAATTATTTAATTATTCGAAAAATAAATCCATGTTTTGCTTGGGACGGACAGATTGGCGTTGTATCATTGCACCACCACGACCAAAATATGATGCAGCCTGTTTTGCAACATTTGCAATTGCCTCTGGATGTTGGGCTAAATATTCAGCGCCCTTGGATGCAGCCTGTTTTACACCACTTTTAAGATTACTAAATTGTTTTTTAAACCAATCACCAATACCACCGCCATTCAAGAAAAGATTATCAAATTTTTGTTCATTGTATACATCTAGAGCAATAGGGGCTAATTGTTTTGATTCCTGAAGAAGTTGAGGAGATACAGAAAGCAAGTAGTTGCGATACTCAGATCCGAGCCGTTCGAGGCACGCGGAGGAAACACCGACTATATATAGAGTGACACCATTAAAATCTGTTAGTGTTTTATTTTGAAAAGTTGCATTTGTCACTTGCATAACAAAGCGACCCGCAGAGCCATTTGTTTGATTTGGACGGAGAGCACAATCAAGCGCGGGATCTAATACAAGCACAGATCCACAACCAAATAGAGCGGTTGCCCCACTGGCAGATACAGCAGCCCGATTTAAACAGTCTTGTTTCCATGAAGCACGAGGCATTCTTAGCCCATTACGTGTTGAAACATCATACAATTGATCAGGGGTTGCACCACTCATAACAGGTAAACCATTATCCCATTGAATACTGATACTATTAAGAGCTAAATATTTATCAGTTACTAAACCTTTAGAAGCAACACGAGCATCATCACTAATACGAGCGTATATAAGGATTTTTTGGGGTATATTGGTAAACTGGGCTTGCGCTGATGGGGTTGAAATAATTTGTCCTGCTACAATAGGTGTTGCCGCAGTAGCAAGACTAAGAGATGATATTGTGTAATCATTATAATGATAAACAGATTGTTTTGGTAATCTTGCAATTGTTAAATCAGATGGAATTAGATAAATACAATTTAGAGTAGCGGATGCTCCTAAATCAACAGATGGTGTACCAGATATAGTCAACCCAGTTGGGGGTACGTAGCAAAACATGTTAGCAAACAAATTTGGCATATAAACAAGTGTAATTGTTTCACCGTTGATAGCGTAGAGGGCTTCGCTGTTTTTATCACCAATATTATTGAATGGTGATACTAAGGGCTCATAAATAGTCATTGTAATTGTGACTGTACCAGTGCTATTTGCAGGAATACTATTACCAGAAATTGTATAATTTAATGAACGAGGTTTGAAAATGCCATTTCCTTGAATTGTAGAAGTATAAGATCCAATAGGGCTTAAATTAGTACCCGTTGCGTTTGCATAACTATCGGTTAAATCAGGTTGGGTATTATCGTAGAAATTGCAATTTTCAGGATTCATGTTAACACGTGCGATAGAATCTAAAATTTGATTGGTATTTAAAACGTATGCAGCCTGATTGATTTTGTGATTCATGCTAGAAATAGCCCGATTAAATGGAAATTGACGTGGGCCGAAATTATCAACATTTACACCATTGAGAGCCCCAGCAGTTGAATTTACTAGAACTATTTGAGCAGTGACAGTTAATGAAACGTTTAAACGACTATCACGTGCAGTGTATTGACTAATATTGTTTAAACTCCAATTAGTGCCTTGGCTTGAATGCGAAGTGCTAGGTAACGGAACGTAGCTAACTTGAGCCGCTCCCTCCTCAAGAGCATATAGTACCTCATTATTAGAATGAGCCCCAAGGCGGGTATCTGTAATACGAGCAGAATGAACAATTGACATTTTATTTATAAATTTATCTTTTATAATTTATACAAATAAAAAAATTTAAAAATAATTGATTATAATAAAAATTTTGGAAATGCAGTTTTTTTGATAAACATGATTTTAAAACTTGCGTTTAAACCTTTTGCAAGTTGGAGTGGATACGTATTTCCTAGTTGGTCTGTCCATTGTACCCTTAATGATACATTATATAATGGTGTCCTGTCTTTAAGCTCAAAAACTCTGTATAAACTAGGGGCATTATATATAAAAATTTTACTAACTATACCTGCTTCATTTGGTCCGCTTAGATCTGGTAAATAGTCTGTTAATACATTTTGATAATTAATATTTTGTACTGCACTAGGATTGTTTATATAATCTATTTCACTAACAATATTCATACTAGTAGTCACAACAATTCGTTTTAGTTGGGATAAATAACCTAATGCAACAAATTCTTGTGTTAATACATTATATACCACAGTGTTTAATGTTTGCTGATTTATTCCATTACGATTTTTAATTGTAAATACACAGTCAGCACCATTTGCAGATCCTATTGAGTCTTCATTCCATTGAAACCCATTAAAATTTTGACTACTAACACTATTAAAGTATATAAAAACTGGTGTTGCTACATTATTTTCAAAAAATGCCGCATCTGTATATAACGAAATTAATTGGCTTCTACCATCGTAATTAAAAAATGGTACTGCGCAGCTTGCTAATGCACCGCTAGTTTTGCTTTGTAAATCTACAAATGCACTTTTCAATGCAGTATTCATTATATCAATCCAAACTCCGTAATTATAAATAAAATAATAGGCTCCAAAAGTTTGTGTGATTGTTGGATACGGTGGTATAACTGTGTCAATAACTTGTGGTATATAAGTGTAATTTATTTGATCACTAAAAATACCGTTATATTCTAATGTAAAAGTATATACACCTCTGTTAATATCAGTAGGATTAACAATTGGTGTTTGTGTTATAAATTGAATTACTGGAACGGTAAATGTTGGAACCTCCATACGAATGATTGATCCGTACCACTCACTTGGATTTTCTAAAATTGGCTCGGTGTTTTGAACAGATATATCAGTATTAATTGGATATGAATTTATCCCTTTAGATAAACCAGATACGTAAGGGTCGGTATTATCTATAGAAATATTATAATATAAAACATCAGGCATTTTTTTTAGTTATTTTATATTATAATTATATATTTTTTTTTAGTTTATTTAGTTTATTTAAACAATAATTTGCTACGAATTCATCTGGGTCTTTAATCTTATAGTCTTTAAATGCATCTATATATTCGTCATCTGTTAAACTAGAGTTATTAAGTCTATGAGATACAAAACATCCGCACGTTTGAGTACCTTTTTTCTGTAAACATTTATCATTATAAAAAATATCATAATTTGATAATATTGTTTTTAATTTATTTCTTTGTTGGTTATACTCTTCGCGTTGCCTAGGTGTTAGATTATCTATTTCCGTATCTGGTTTTTTACCGTAGCTATCAAAAAATTGAATACCTTGATTATTTATAAATAAACAAACCCAGTGTCCTGATTGTTTTGAGTTTAATAGATATAAAATAATAATTTTTTTATAACCTTTAAATAATTCTTGTGCAGTATAAATATCGTTTAATTGAGCATAACTTATTAAATTTGCATCCGGATTTAATGCTATCATTTCAAGTCCACTTAAGGGATAATATAGTTTATTTTCTTCATTCATTTTTATATTATAGTAATAAAATATATTTATCCGCAATTACACATTTAGGAATATTTTTTTTTATGCAAACAAAATTAGATTTTAGGGAATTAATCATATTTATTGTTTTTTTATTTATATTTAATTTTTTCTCTAAAAAATAGTTGTATGCCTCTTTTCCGGCGCGTTTTGGAAAAATTACTGCATGTGTAGCTTCAAAAAGCAAATTACGAGTATGAATATAATCTGCCGGTTGGTGATGTGTATACGCAGAATAAATACCAAATGAGCGTCCGTTTCGTAATACTTCATTTAGTAATCTTTCAATTTCTTTTGTAATTTTTCTAGTTGGAAAATCTTCTATATCATCCCACACTGTTAAAGTTGGTTTTGAATTTGCCGACATTTCTGTAAGTGTATAAGGATTTGTTAAAATATCCTCATCAATTTTAACACGTTCTACAAAATGCATTGAATCTATATTTTTATCTTCTGTCTTAGATGAAAAAAATAATATTTTTGATTTTGGATATTTTTTATGAAATTCATTAATTAATCTAATTAAAAAACTAGTTTTACCACAACCACTTTCTCCACTAATAAACCATCTATTAACCATGTTCTCTTTTTTGAAATCTGTTATAGCAGGAAAAAAATTTTCATCATCTGTATTTAATCTAATTTTTGTTAGTGCTTTTTCCTCTTCTCTTAAGTCTTCAGTATCTATATAACTTATAGTCTCTGTGTGTTTTCCTTTTGAGTATAAATTAGCAACTGGGATTGAATTATTTGCAACATCAAATATTAGTGACATTTTATTGTATTATTATATTATTATAATATTTTAGTAG